CATCGCCCCGGTCACCATCAACGCCGGGGCCAGCGCTGATGCCATGGAGATCAGCCGCCAGGTGCAGCTCGCCTTCATGGACATCCAGCGCGAGATTGAATCCGCTCACCGGGTGCTGCTGAATGACTAGCCTCCCGCTCTATCAGCTGGGCTCGTTCCAGTTCAACCTGCCCAACGGCTCACCGCAGACCGTCGATCGCAACGACGCCTACCGCTGGGAGCAGCAGGACCGCCTGCTGCGCGAGCCCGCCAACCAGTGGCTGGGCGTCGGCACCCGTGAGATCACCCTGGACGGTGTGCTCTACCCCGGGTTCTCCGGCCGCCAGGGCACCATGCAGACCCTGCGCGACATGGCCGAGCGGGGCGAACCCTACATGCTCAACGACGGCCGCGGCCGGGTGCTCGGCCGCTGGTGCATCGTCTCGATCCGCGAGGGCCGGTCGGTGTTCGTCGCCGGTGGTGATGCCCGCCAGATCGACTTCTCGATCCGCCTGGTGCGCTACGGCGAGGACAACCCCGGCGCCAAGGGATCGCCGCTCAGCGTCACGGCACTGGTCAAGGCCGCGGCCGCACCCACCACCAACTTCACCGCTGCAGGCTCCGCCTTCAACTCGCTCGACTGGGCCCAGTCCTTCCAGTGGCAAGGCCTGACGCAGCAGGCGACGCAGCAGGCCGGCTTTAACCTGGGCCAGCTCTCGGCGATCGGCCGCACCGCTCCCGTCCCCGGCAGCCAGGTCAACACCACCCTCCAGACCTTCGGGCTGAACGGCTTCACGCCGCAGGCTGCAGCAGGCTGGGGGTCGCTCGGCGTCAATGCCGCCAACCTGGCGACGACCTTCACCAACGGCCAGGGCCCTGCCGGCATCGCCTCGGTGCTCGGCCTGGCCCGCAACGCCGGGGCACCCGCGCTCACCAGTGCCGGCATCGTCAACCCGCAGCACACCAGCGCCATCAACGCGCTGCTGCAGCAGGCTGCCACACTGGGATCGATCCTCGACGTCGATCCGGCGATCACCAACGCTGTTCGTGCATCGGTGCTCCTGCAATGAGCCAGCTCTACGTCACCCGCCAGTTCGATGAGCTCGACCTGATCTGCTGGCAGTACTACGGCCGCACCCAGCAGACCGTCGAGGCTGTGATGGTCGCCAACCCCAACCTGGCCGACCTGATGCCGATCCTGCCGCAGGGCCTGACCATCGAGCTGCCTGATCTGCCCGATCCTGAGACCACCACCACCCTGCGGATCTGGGATCCATGAGCACCCCCGCCTTCCGCCTCGAGGCTGACGGCACCGACCTGACCTCCGTCATCGCTGACCGCCTGCTGTCGATCCGCGTCACCGATCTGGCTGGCCAGCAGTCCGACAGCCTGGAGGTCACGCTCGACGATCGCAACGCCCAGGTGCCAGTGCCCCGCTCTGGTGCATGGCTCAAGGTGTGGCTGGGCTGGCGCACGCAGGGCCAGGCGCCGGTCTACATGGGCAGCTACGCCGTCGATGAGGTGGACCTGAGCAATGGGCCCCGGTCGATGGTGATCAAGGCCACGGCCGCTCAGACCGCACCCGAGCTGGTCAAGGAGCAGCGGTCGCAGAGCTGGCACGACACCACCCTGTCGAAGGTCGCCACCGAGATCGCCAAGCGCAACGGCCTCCAGCTGGTGCTGAAGGGCAAGATCGGCGACGTGAAGATCAAGCACGAGGATCAGACCAGCGAGAGCGATCAGTCGTTCCTCACCCGCCTGGCGGAGAAGTACGGCGCCACGATCAAGCCCGCCGACGGCACCCTGGTGGTGGCACCCAGGGGCAAGGGCAGCGCCAGCCCGGTGCCCAACAGCACCGGCCGCGTCAGCCCCGGCCAGGCCGTGGCCCTGGCACGGCAGGCCGGCTTCACCGGCAACGATGCCGTCACCATGGGCGCCATCGCCATGGCGGAGTCTGGCGGCAGCGTGCGGGCGCTGAACAGCAGGCCGCCCGACCTCAGCTATGGCCTCTGGCAGATCAACATGATCGGCGGGCTGGGCCCCGAGCGTCGCCGCCAGCTGGGCCTGTCGAGCAATGAGCAGCTCTACGATCCGGCCACCAATGCCAGGGCCGCCCGGGCGATCTACCAGCAGCAAGGCTTCAACGCCTGGTCGGTCTACCGCTCCGGCGCCTACAAGCGCTACCTCCCGGCCGCGCGCGCGGGCGCCAGCACCACGCTCGCCGGCATCCCCGGCGGCCTCGTCGGCCCCCGCGGCAGCTTCAGCGTCACCGGCACCGAGGCCACCCAGTGGCGCGCCACCCTCAAGAACCGCGGCGCCTATGACGCCGTGAAGGTCAAGTACCTGGACCGGGAGACCAACAAGGAGAAGGTGCACACCGCCGGGCAGAAGGGCCCGCTGCCGGTGTTCGAGGAGAAGCACCTGTTCCGCGACGAGGAGGAGGCCAAGCAGGCAGCCGACAGCAAGCTGGAGGCGCTCAAGTCCGGCGAGGTGCGCATCAGCGTCACCATGCCAGGCCGGCCTGAGCTGAACGCCGACGGCGACATCACCCTCTCCGGCTTCCGCGCTGAGGTCGACGGCACCTGGCTGATCAAGGAGGTGGTGCATGAGCTCGCCGGTGGCGGCTTCACCACCCGGGTCGAGTGCGGCACCCAGGGCGAGGAGAACACCGACTGGGCCAGCGGGGGTGGAGCCAACAACGGCAAGCCACCGACCGAGAAGGCAGCGCTGCTGGCAAAGGCCGCGGCCGGCGCCAGGGGGATGAACACCAGGGGCGGCCCGGACGGCGGCAACAATGCTTGCGTCTACGCCGTGAACAAGGTACTGAGAGGAGCAGGAATCAGTCCGCCGTGGGGCAACAGCAACTACGTCCCCACGGTGCGCTCCACGCTCGCCGGCGGCGCCGGCACCCTGCTATCAGGGCCTGAACCTGGCGCCATCGCTATCATGCGGGACAACGGCAACCCGCCCTACCCCCACATCGGCATCGTGCAGAGCGATGGATCGATCATCAGCAACAGCTCCAGCAAGGGGAGCTTCAGCTGGGTTGCTCCGCCCAGTGGCTACACCAGCTACTACGGGCGTACTCCTGAATACTGGCGTCTGAAGTAACCTTCATGGATCGAGGTGCCACCATGCCAGAGCACGAGGTCTCGCACGGAGACATCTACCACAAGCTCGGCGCCCTGGAGGGCAAGATGGACGCCGTGATTGTGAGCGTTGCAGAGAAGCGGTCAGACCTGGCGCATGCGTTCACCCGGCTGGTCGAGGTTGAGAAGCGCGTCGCGCAGGGCGTCATCCTGGCGGTGGTGATTGGCCTGGTCGCACCGATCCTGTGGTCCGCAGTTGGCGCACGGCTACACTTTGGGCAGCAACCGGCTGAGGCCAGCAGCCATGACACCAGAGCAGGGACTGCTCCCTGATTTCGTCCCGTTCTTCGATCACTGGAAGGGCCTCCCGCTGCAGCGTGCTGCAGTGCAGCAGTTCTGGGAGGCAGTGCCGGCCAGCCTGAAGAAGCGCGACGCCAGCTGGTATCAAACCTGGCAAGGTGCAGGGAAGCAGGAGCAGCCGCGCACGCTGAGCAATCCGCTGCAGGTGCCCTACTACAGCCAGCGCGACAGCAGCACCGCGCACGCGATGCGGATGTGCTTCAGCTCCAGCTGCGCGATGCTGCTGCAGGCGCTCAAGCCGGGCACGCTGCCCGGGCCCAACGGCGATGACGCCTACCTGGGGCGTGTGCTCCGGTACGGCGACACCACCGAGGCACCGAACCAGATCAAGGCGCTGGCGCACTATGGCGTCACCGCCCGTATGGATCAGACCTGCGGCGTCGATGACGTCAAGGCGCAGATCGACAAGGGGATCCCGGTGCCCCTGGGCTACATCCACAAGGGCGGCCTGGGCAACCTCTACGGCGACGGCCACTGGATCATCGCGATCGGCTACGACGCCACCAGCTTCATCGTCCACGACCCGTTCGGCGAGATGGACGTGGTGAACGGCGGCTACCTCAACAACTGGGGCTCTCGGCTCCGGTACTCGTTCCAGAACTTCTGCCGCCGCTGGGAGGTGGTGCCAGCAGGCAACAGCTACCGGTACGCGCCCGGCAACGGCTGGGCAATCATCGCTCAACCCATCACCTGAGGAGGTCACCATGAACCTGAATCCCGAGCACGTCGAGCTGCTGATCGGCTTCGGCCTGTTCTTCCTATCGGAGGGCCTGTCGCTGACGCCCAAGGTCAAGTCCAACGGTGTCGTTCAGCTGCTGCTGGCTGCTGCTCGTCGGGCCTATCCCTACCAGCCGAAGGGCCGCCGCTGATGGCGCTGATCGATCACGCCGCCCTGGTACGCCAGCTGCGGCTGCACGAGGGCGAGCGGCTCAAGCCGTACCGCTGCACCGCCGGCAAGCTGACCATCGGCGTGGGCCGCAACCTCGAGGACCGTGGCATCACGGCGCAGGAGTCAGCGATGCTGCTGGCCAACGACATCAATCAGGTGCAGGCAGCGCTGATCAACGCGCTGCCGTGGGTGGGCACGCTGGACGACGTGCGGCAGCGGGTGCTGATCGACATGGCGTTCAACATGGGCCTGGGCACCCTGCTGACGTTCAAGCGGACGCTGGCAGCGGTGCAGGGCGGCGAGTTCACGAAGGCCGCGGCGATGATGCTCGACTCGCGCTGGGCCGGCCAGGTGGGGCAGCGCGCTGAGCGGCTGTCGCGCATGATGGCGACCGGCAAGGATCCGCGGGAGCTCTGGCCGAAGCAGTAGGCCGGCGCTGCCCACCGAAACTCAAGCCGCCAGCAGCCGGCGCACGGTGGTGCGTGAGCAGCCGAGCCGGTTGGCGATGGCCTGCTGGGTCCAGCCGTCGCGGCGCCACCGGCGTGCGCGCTGTTGGCGCGACTCGGTGGCCCACAGCAGGACCAGCAGGGGGAGCAGTAGCAGGGCGACGGCCCAGGCGGTGAGGCAGGTGATGGACATGGCGTGGAGGGTGTGGGGTGATGGTCGGCGGCGCGCTCGGCCTGCCGATGGGCCCAAGGTAGAGGCGCGGCCGCTGCTATGCCGCGCCCATGTCGCAATCCGTAACAATCGGCCCGAGCTGGCGGATCCGGTAACCGCCATGGGTCGGCCGGTAGTCGAGCAGGTCGGCCATCCACAGCCGGCTCAGCCGGCGGCTCACGGTTGGCTGGCTGCAGTGCCAGTGCTCCATCAGGTCAGCGGTGGCGGCGAAGCACGGCGGCTCCACCAGCTGCGCCAGGTCAAGCCAGTCGAGCAGCACGCTGTCGGGAACGCGGTGGCGGAGCGCCAGCAGTTCGGCGGGGGTTGGGGTCATGGCAGCCATTGTGCTGGCCGCGCTGGGACAGCTGGGGGCGCTGTAGTGATTCGTCACACTCCCAGGTCGTCGCTCACCCGCGCCGCCGCGGCCCGCCCCGCGTCCTCGATCAGGTGCGCATACCGCCGCGTGCTCTGCAGGCTGGTGTGCCCCAGCAGCTGGCCCACCACGTCGATCCCGTGCCCCGCGCTCAGCCCGTAGCTGGCGAACGTGTGCCGCAGGTCGTGTGGCCGGCAGTCCACCAGGCCCACCTCATCCCGCAGCTCCTTCCACAGCAAGTGGTAACCGCCCAGCGGCTGCCCCGGCCGCCCGCCGGCGATCACCCACTCCCCGCCATCGGGCGGCTGCTGCGCACGCAGCTCCTCGAGGATCTCCATCGCCCTGGGCACCAGCAGCACCCGCCGCGCACGGCCCGTCCGCCGCCCGGTCTTGTGGTGCTCCGCCGGGATGATCAGCCGCCCCCCGGTCCAGTCCACCCACTCCCACCGCGCATGGAGCACCTCGCGCAGGCGGCAGCCGGTGAGCAGCAGCAGGCGGATCAGCTGGCAGAACCGCCACCGCACCCCAGGGCCCCCGGCCTCCCACCGCACCAGCGCGTCGCGCAGCCGGCGCAGCTCGTCGCCGCTCAGGTACCGCTCACGGGCCACCTTCGCGTCGAGCTCCACACCCAGGCACGGCCGCGGCGCCCGGGCGTCGCCCCACCACCCCCACCGCTCGCTGAGCCGCATGGCCCGGGCCAGCTGCAGCACCGCAGCGCGGGCGACCGGCCGCCGCCCTGCCCGGTCGTAGAACTCCTGCACCATCGGCGTGGTGATCCGCCCCACCTGGACCCGCCCGAAGGCCGGCAGCAGGTGGTTCCGCCAGATGAACTCCTCCGTCACCCACCCAGGCCGGGCCTGCCGCGCCAGGCGGTGGCGCTCGTAGAGGTCCTGCCCGGTCGGGGCCTCCCGCCGCTGCTTGCGCTCCTCGACCGGATCGCCACCCTCGCGCACGCGGGCGAGGGCCTCCCGCGCCAGGCGCCGCGCATCGTCGGGGGTGAGCTCCGCCGGGGTGCCCAGCTTCAGCTCCCGCTGCCGCCCGTCGACCCGGTGCCTCAGGTACCAGGTGCGGGCGCCGGAGGGCAGCACCAGCAGGGCGAGGCCCGGCACCAGGGAGTCGTTCAGCCGGTACCTCTGGGCCCGGGGGGTGGCGCGATCAACCACGGTCTTCGTCAGCTTCATCGTTCTCACACCGTTCCCACAGACTCCGAGGATCTGGGGTGATGTAGACGATTCCGCGAGGAAGGTCCATCCGCAGAAAACCTGGCTTCGAGGATGCCAGAGGATCCGCCGGTAAGCCAGGTCATGTGAACCAAGATCAAGTGATGCGCAGGCGTAAAGCCTAGTCGTTCCAACGGGTTACGGGGATCAGCTCAGATTCGTTCCCACGTAGTTCCCACAGCTCAGCGAGGCGGCTTGCATCCCCTGTGCTCGGCGTTGATCCGCCGCTCCAGGGCCGCCAGCTCGCGGATCGCCATGGGCAGCGGCAGATCCTGAGCGAACCCGCAATGCAGGCAGCGGATCTGCGACGGCTGGCGGCTGGCGTCGATGATCAGGTGGTCAGCCACGGTCGGCCTCCTGCTCCAGCAGCTCAGCAGCGTGCAGCATCCGGCCTGCCCTCAGCCACGCCGCCACCTCGCGGATTGCGGCGCGGGCTTCCTGGCCATACGACTCTTCAGGGGCAAAGCAACCTTTGTGCGCAATGCGTAGCGCCACCCTCTCCGCCAGCCCACCAGGCCGGGCCTCGGTATTGGCTGGTGGGGCGAGCTGGCCAATACGTGCCGATGCCTCCAGCGCCTCGACCCTGGCGCGGAGTTCGAGGATGGTGCTGTCGTACTCAGGAGCACTCTGCTCCTCAAGCATTGCCCACTGCTCAGGCGTGGCGCGGTGTTGGTCGGTCATGGTGTTGGTTGCGGTTGAATCAGGTTGGCCATCTCAACGGCCGCGGCCAGGGCATCATCCTGCTGATCGCAGGCGAAGCCCCACCGCACCGTCCGCCCATCGAACACCCACGGCATGAACCGTGTGGTCTGCTCCCACCCGATCGGTTGAACGCCGTAGCACGGATGGGTCTGCCCGGCATAGGTGCCACACCGGGCCAGGATCGGCTCACCAGTCATCGAGGCCCCACGCGGAAGAACAGGTAGCCCGGCTCTGCACGGTCGCCGCGCTCGTACTCCACCAGGTCGTGCCGCTGCAGCTCGCGCAGCAGGTGGCTCAGGTAGGGCTGGTTGCTGATCTCCAGCGCGTCCATCAGCCGCTCGGCGGTGAACCGCTCAGTGGGCTTCGGCGCCAGCTGCGCCAGCGCCAGGCAGGCGATGATCGCTCGGTTCGGGATCCGCTGGCGATGCGCCAGCAGGTGGGCAACCAGATCACCCATGGGGCACCTCCCGCATGTGGGCCTCGACGATCGCAAGCAGCGTCCGGGGCACGCCGGGGTGGGCCGGCACCCACCGCGCAGGGTCCCACCCACGGCCGTACCACCGGGCGGTCTGATCCAG